TCTCTTGTATTGTTAGTATCTTTCATATTATAAATATACTTACTCGTCTAACAGATTGACTTCTAACTTATAAACTTTATTAACATTACCTTTTTCAATAACCAATCTACCACTTGAAGGGTTGAAGAATATATATCCCAACTCTTCGTTCTTCCCTGTGTAGTCGCTGATGTCCAGCTTGAATAGTGTTTTGTTAATCATCACATCTCCATTAACAGCTACAGTAACCTCCGTTGCGGAGGCTACATTAAACTTCAGGAAGGCACGAATCAATTCTGCAAAGGCTATCTTCCTACTAAGAATTAGACTGTGGGTAAGCGTATTGTGGTTTTCCTTGACTGTCTTTTTCATAGTATCTGTTTTTCATTTTATCATAGAATAATGTTACCGAACCTAAGCCACCTACAATCTTCGGCTTTGCTTTAACTATTGTTATCTTAACTTGGTTATGCTCGTATGGTACTCCGTTCTCATCTTCCAATCCATAAGGACATCTCCATACATTAAGCACCATCATTCCCTTCCTTGACCACTGCATACCCCCAGCAATATCGTTCATCGTAGGAACATCTACATATGGTATTCCGTTCTTGTACTTCGCTTGTTGGTGTTTAGTGTGTACTGTTACAATAGTGTGATAGTTCTTCTCAGCACTGTGCTTACGGACTTTGGTAAGTACCTGGCCGATAGCTATATCATCTCTTACACCGCTTGTTATATCTGTACGAATCTCTGTGAAAGGGTCAATCATACATCCATCTATGGTAATGAAGTTATCTTCTTCTATCATCTCCACTGCTGTGTAGAAACCTTCTATAGATATATCTTGAAGACCGCTATCTACTAAGAAAAAATGCTCATTGATAAAAGACATAGCATCTTCCTTCTCCTCATCTGTAGCCATAACTTTATCGTTGACTAAGAAAGGCTTACGCAGATACACCCATAGTAGTTCAGCGAACACCTCTGTAGGTGAGCCTGTCTCAGGAGTGTACACTGCCCACTTCCATCCACTATACTGTGCGAGGTTTACCATCAGCTCAAAACCAAACTGTGACTTACCTTGGTGCGCTCCTGCGTAGATATATGTGGTACTACCTTTCTTCATTGAGTACTTATCAAACAGACTATCAAAGCCTGTCCAAGCACCCTTCTTTACTCCTTCACTTCTTAATGTGTTGAGAGAATCTCTTACATCTTCTGCTCTGTATATAAATTGTTTCATTGCCCTTATTTTAAATTATTTTTTAAATTCTTTAATATAATCTACTTCTTTATGTGCGAAGCTCCTACTTAATTCCTTCCTTAAATATTCTTCTTTAACGTGGAAATCAAATATCTTTTTTCCTGTGAGCTTTAGTGAAGCCATTATATTCATAATCATCTCTGGTGATGAATTGATATCTTCAATTGATTTCGTTCTTGTAGGTATCTCCATATCCCTATAGTTGTTTATGTATCCGTTACCTCTCTTAACTTTCCAGGCCAACTTAAGACCTACGAGATAAATAATCTGCCCTTCTTCTTTATTCTGCATCTCCTATGTTATTTAAGGTTCCACAATCACATATGTGAAGTTGGTTTAATCCTATTACTATTGGTATCTGTTTATCACATCCTCCACAAAAATACTTATCGCTCATATCACATCTTTATTAGTCTCATTCTACGCTGATACTTTCTTATCAGTAGTGCTGAGTTGGTTAGTTGGTTTTGTATATCATCTGTCCATCCAAATCTACTTGCTTGTATTGATAGGTTTACATTATCTATCACCAACATATCAAGATATTTTTGTACCTCTCTTACGTGCTTTATCTTCCTTGTCATAGTTCAATAAATTTATATTTGTTAGGGTCAGTCTTATACATAGTTTGAATCCAATCCTTTCTCTTATCGTGTACATCAGATGTAAACCAATGCTCATACATTGAGGATGGTATTACAATAGCGTGAGTTAGCTGGGTGTTAACTAAGAAGTACGCAGAGGGCTTTACCTTGTGCCTATCATAAGACTTCTTAGCGCAGACTATTATACTGCTCCAAGGTATATCATCGTGTGTTGTCCAATCCCAAGACTGATGTTTGACTTCAATGATTTCCTTGCAGTCTTCTCTGTGTAGGATTATATCTCCCTCATCTATAAACTCTCTGTACTCTGATTTTGAACCTGCAATATGTAAAGCAGGTACAGTAACTGTAAGCTTCTTGCTATGAAGATACATTGCTACTCTCCATACTGCGAAAGAAGACTTACCCAGCTTCTTCATATAATCATCCCAAGCCTTGTCTTTCATATTTTTTTAGTGATTTAATTACATTACTACTCTGAGATATTAACTGAAGATTTTCAAGTCTATTGTTATGCTTGTCTTCGTCAATATGGTCTACTACAATCTTTCTTATTTCCCTTGGTATAGGCTCTCCACTAAAAGAAAAGTATACTGCTCTATGCATAGATATAAACTTCCTAATACCTTTGTAAGTGTATGCGAATCTTATGTATTTATGTTTATAACATAATGGTATTTCACTTCCTTTATATTTTCTACCATCCATAAGAAGTCTATCTAATCTTCTTGCCCTTCCTAAGTTGCTAACTTCTATTTCTTCGCAGCAATAAAGTTTAGTCCAAATCTCTCTCATCTCTCTTTGGTGTTAAAATTTCTTATCATTTGATAGACAAACTACTTTGACTATCACTTGTAAGGTTATACCCTTACCTAAATCCAAATCTCGTGAGGCTATAGCCTTACTTATAATAAAAAGGGGAGTCAGATGTACCTAACCACAAGTCTTTTATATATTTAGTTTATATAAACCGCTCCCCTTTTAGAATAAAGGGCAGAACAAGTTCGGAATACTTACCCAAGTAAAGACTAATAATATTAGTACAAACCGACTCATTCTGTTACTCCCTTATTTAGGAAGAGGAGGGACTCCGCAGTACCCTCCTCCTCATTATACCTTACTTGATTCTGTGATTAGAATGGTAGGTCATCCGTATCATTTACTGCCTGTGGTTTCTTAGCACCTGTGTACTCACCTTGCAGTTGGATGTACTTACCTCCATCACGCTTGTCCTTAATTTCAAGGTTGACCCAACCCTTCTCGTTCTTTGCATTGAGCAATACCTCAAAATCTTGTGGGCCTAAAGCCACCTTTACAATTTCACCATACTGAGTAGTGATGATACTTGTCTTACCTACGAATACTTTGTCGTTAGCCATAATAATTGATTGTTTAATTTAGTTACTTGTTAATAATTCTTTCAGATGTTCGTACTGAGCTTCAATACCTGCAATCTTGCTGGCTATCTCGTTCATACGATTTAAACTTACTTCATTTGAGAACTCATAGTTCTCAACAAATGCTTTGACTTTGTTGTACTTAATCAAGTACTTCCTATCGGCCATTCGGTTATCGTGTGAACCAATGTATACTGACACTCCCTTGTGGTCAATGCTCAGTAACCTTGATATTTCTCTCACTCCATAACCGTACTCAGAAAAAACTGTACAAGCAATACTCTTTGCGAGTGCAACTTCTTTCTTCTTACTGTTGGACATTATGTCCGTAATTAACACATTAGATATTGTACTTGTACCTGAGATAATCACGTTCTCTAAGTTACTATAAGATGTCAATGTCTGCGTGATATGGTTTGTATTCTCCATTTATAAATAGTTTTTCATATAAGTTCATAGATGCTTTTAAGTCTCTTTCTCCTTTCGCTAAGAACTCATCTGATGCTTTGTAGATACCAACCTCGTAAGGAAACTCTTTCTGCACTACGAGGAAGTAGAAATCTGTTACATCAAATAAGCGTACATACATAGCGGCTTGTTGTGCATACCCCCAATAGGCTGCCTTCTTCCACTTCTGCATTGGGTCTTTAGTAGTCTTTAAATCTACTAAGTAGGTGGACACACCATCAAAAGCTAAGGCATCAGCCTTCCCTTTGAACTTGACGATGTTTCCTGCTGCCGTAGTGTACTCACCTATTCCTGGTACTTCGGGTCTAAAATCTATACCCATAATATCTTGAACAGCTTGTACCTTAGATAGCTTGTCGTACATACCTTCAACTATTGCAAAGTCTTTTGCTGTAAGTGCAAGTGTCTGAGGATTCTCTTCCTTGAACAGCTTGTACTCCGCTCCTCCGCGTTGACCTTCCCAACCTACGTAAGTTACTTTGTCCTCTAAGAACCGAGCGTGTAGTGCGTGGCCCACATCAAATGCTGCATTGCCAGATTGCTTCCACTTACTCTTTCTCCATAGGTCAAACTTGGTTGGAGACTCTGCTAATAACTTGAGACTACTATTGGACAGGAACTCCCTGTCCGCATAGTAAATCTCATCGTCATCAAATCTTTCAAGGATACTATCCATTATTCATCTTTCTTACGAATTCTCCATACTTAGACATCTCAACACCTATATCCTCAAGGACTTCAGCGGAAAGCATAAAGCTAGTTAGCATTTCATCTTCTTCATCGTAGATAAATAATTCTACAACATTAGCTCCTTGATAACCTAATGATATTCTGATACCATCTTTAGTGTCAAGAGTTACTTGCTTCTTGTAATTCATACTAGCCTAAGATTTCGTTACGAACCGCTGCGCTTACCTTGTACTTAGCTAACGCAGTTTCAACTGCTGCCTTCTTACCATTAGCTACTGCACTAATCATCTTAGCTTTAACATCATCTGTCATTACTAACTCCTGGGGTGTGGTAGTTGCAGAACTTCTGCCGTGGTCATTGGTAGCATCAGGGTCTTTCGTATCATCTATCAAGAACATTCCGTTCAAGGCATACTTACGAGAGTACGAAGACGATGCTCCGAAACACTGTGCGATATCCATTCCCTTTCTGTTAGGGTCTATACCCGCTTGTGCTGTGACAACTACTATGTCTAAACCATCAGTAACTCCTACTGAAGATTCAATGTAAGGGATACCAGCTACTTCTTTAACGACATCACTAATAGTCATTGTCAATCCATTGGATGCTAAGTGAGGCTTGACTGCCTCAAGTATATCCTCCGCACTGCGGTAGTTGTACTTACCAAAGTTGTTCCTTTGATTCTTTGGTGCTTTCAGTTCCGACTGAACCTTCACCAGTGCTGCATTTAGTTTACTCATAATATAAAATTGATTATTGATTACTTACTCTCTTCAGCTAATATACTCAACATAACCACAGATTACCTATCTGTACTAATATTCTTCTATTAGTTTTTCCAATATCTTCTTAGACACTTGACTGTCTACAACTGAAGACTCTAATACCATACGAACTCTTTCAATTACTATTGACTCAGACAAAGCATTGTCAGGTAGTATCTCATCAAAGACCTCAGCCCATTTAACTATCTCTCTTAGGTAGTTCTCGTTTCTTATATCAATCATATCTGATACATTACGACAACTATAAATTTGAGTAGCGTGGTCTTGTCCTAATAGAACACCTATCTGACTTGAACCTAAATCAAACCTCTGTTTCAGGATAAAGGAAAGACATTGCCTCGCTGTAACTACAGACCTTAATCGGCTTTTCTGCATTGGATTCATCTGCCATCTTTCTTCGTAGCTGGCTAAGAGCTGGCGAAATATACTTGTCGTTATAAGTTGGTTTTGGTGCAGTATTGATTGTTTCATCTAAGCTGTTTCTAAAGTTTCTTAATTTTCTAAACGCTCTTGCTTTTGCAGAACGGATGTTGTTTGTTGTAATGTCAAGGTCTTCGGCTAATACCTTAGCATCCTCGTCATTCATAATATGCCTTCTAATAACCTCTCTCTCTATGATTGGTAGCTGAGTATCAATAAACTCATTGAGCTTCTCGTGAACCACGTCATAGGGCTTGTCGTAGCTTACACACGCAGATTCATAAAGACTGATTTCATCTCGGCTACTATCAGAGTAGGATACCTCTGAATCATACCTAAGTTTAAGATTCCTCCTGTTAGCACCACCCCTTGATTGATAAGAGTTAAGTATAGCAAAGCGGAATGCACTCATCACAGTACCGAACATATGCTGCTCACTCTCAAACTCTTGTTCTCTGTTGTAAAGTGTCATCACATTTTTAATAGCTATGAAGTTTGCCTCCTCAACTACATCATTTGAATAGAATGATAAGTGGTAGTACTTTGCACAGAAGTGTAAGAACCTTCTGTCAGGTGGAAACCAAGCCTTTAAATTTTCTCTTGTTATCTTCATTATAATAATAGTATTGGTTAGTAATAGTATTAGGTTATACTACTATATCCCTTTAGGGGATATAGTATTATAAATAAGTAATAGTATTATAAAAGATAATAGTATAATACTTTTAGGTGTTTAGTTGGTGCTTTGCACATCCTTGTGATTTAAGTTATCAACATACTCTGTGAATTGGTAATCATCATCAATGAATTGGTCTGTATTAGAATCCATAATCTGCATCTGTATTTATCTTTTCGTTCATAACTTTGTGAAGAGTATCTTTTGTAACAGCGAGTAATTCCTCAAGACCAGTGTACTTTAGTTTTAAACTGCGGTACTCATCTCTTGCTCTCTTTATAGTATCTCGGTACACAATCATATCTCTCGTCCGTGTTTTGTGGATTTCCACAAACTCATCAAGGCTAAGGAGGATTCGGATTAGTTCCTTATCCTCCTTTCCCTGAGAGTAGTCAGCTAACTTACTTAACAAGCCAAATAGTGTTAAGAGGTCAGCCTTCATTAGTAAGTCATCTGTTTCTTTCATATCTCTTCTCTTATCTGTTTAACTGTTAGTACTGCGTTTCTACTGTTGTGAAGTGCAAGGGCTATCCTTGCTTCCTCAATAGTCTCAAAGTCTTGAG